CGCTCGGGCACCCTGCGCCTGTCTACGGACGGCACAGGCCTGGACTACACCGTGGACGTACCGGCCGCCCGTGCTGACGTGTACGAGCTGGTGCAGCGCGGCGACGTCGCAGAGTCCAGCTTCGCGTTCCGAACGCTGGACGACGACTGGTCGATGACCGAGGACGGGTTCCCTGTGCGGACGCTCCTCGCCGGCCAGCTGGTCGACGTGGCACCGGTCAATGACCCGGCGTACCTCGACACGTCCACGGGCCTGCGGTCCCTCGCCGAGCGCGCCGGGGCTGAGCTGGACGAGGTCCGGGCTGCCGCCGAGGCAGGCGACCTGAAGCCGTTCCTGGTGCCGCAGCGCACCATCATCGATCTCGCGCCGGAAGGCGGGCAGGGCGAAACCCACCTGACTCTGGCGTTGCGGCAGCGGCGCGCCGAGCTGTACCGGCGCCGCACCCTCTGAGGCAGGGCGACACCCACCTCTCCACCCACATTCATCCAGGCACCCCGGCCGCCGGCCGCGGGTGTCGTCGTCATGCCCGGGAGGGCCACCATGTCTGAGTACATCAAGCGCATGCAGGAACGCCGCGCCAACATCTGGGAGCAGGCCAAGGGCCTCCTCGACGAGGCGGAGAAGCGGGAGACTCCCGGCCTGACCGCCGAGGAGGAGCAGACCTACCAACGCCGACCTGGACGCCATCGACGCCCGGGCCAAGGACCTGGCCGACGCGGAGCAGCGGAACAAGGACGCCGAGGCGTCGTTCTCCGCGCTGCTCGCCAAGCCGGAGACCATGGAGCGCAAGGGAACCGAGGACTCCGAGCTGCGGCGCTTCGCCCGCGGTGAGCTCCGGTCCATCGACGTCCGCCCCGAAGGCCCGATCAACTACCGCGACCTCGTCAAGAAGACGGCGACCGCGGGTGGCGAGACGGTCCCGACGTCGTTCTACGGCCAGCTCGTCGCGCACCTCATCGAGGTGTCCGGTGTGATGTCCGCGAACCCGACGGTCCTCAACACCACCAGTGGCGAGAACATCGAGATCCCGGTCACCACGGCCCACGGATCGGCAGCGCTGACGGCTGAGGCTGTCGCCCTGACCGAGGCAACTCCCGCGTTCGCGAAGCGCACCCTGAGCGCCTACAAGTACGGCACGCTGCTCCAGGCGTCGAGCGAGCTCCTCGCGGACACCGGGGTGAACCTGGAGAGCTACCTGTCGATGCAGGCAGGCCGGGCGCTGGGCAACGCCCTCGGCGTCCACCTGATCACCGGGTCTGGCACCAACCAGCCCACGGGCATCGTCACGTCCGCGTCGACCGGCGTGACCGGCGGCACCGGCGTGGTCGGCGCGTTCACCGCGGACAACCTGATCGACCTGTACTACAGCGTGATCGCGCCGTACCGGAACAGCGCCTCGTGTGGCTGGCTGATGCGGGACGCGACGCTGGGTGCGGCCCGGAAGCTCAAGGACGGGCAGGGTCAGTACCTGTGGCAGCCGTCCATCCAGGTCGGCGTGCCGGACACCCTGCTGGGCAAGCCGGTCCAGACCGACCCGAACGTGGCCGCGGTCGCGCTCGGTGCCAAGTCCGTCGTCTTCGGCGACTTCGCTCAGTACTACGTCCGCATGGCGGGCGGGGTGCGGTTCGAGCGTTCCGACGACTTCGCGTTCGACACCGACCTGACGACCTTCCGGGCGATCATCCGCGCGGACGGTCTGACCGTCGACCAGACCGGGGCCCTCAAGGTTTTCGCTGGGAACGCGGCGTAGCCAACCGTCGTAAGGGCGGGCCCACCTCGGTGGGTCCGCCCTTCGCGTTGAAAGGAGTTCCCCCATGCGCGTGCGCATGAAGGCCACCCTGTCCGGTACCCGCGACGGCAAGGACTGGCCCCCGGTGGGCGGGTCCGTCGACCTGCCCGACGACGAGGCGGCCCACCTGGTGACGGCCGGCCTGGCCGCCCCGGACGACGAGCAGCCCCCCGTCGAGGAGGCCACCGCGCCCCCCGCGGAGACGTCGACCCCGCAGCGGCGCAAGCCCTCGCGAAGCAAGTAGGCAGCCGTGGCACTGCTGGAGCTGGAAGACGCCAAGAAGCAGCTCGACCTCCTTTCGGGTGAGGACGACCAAGAGCTGCAGGTATTCATCAACGGGCTGACCGCCGTCATCGAGCGGCACACGGGGCCGGTCGAGCCCCGCCAGGTCGTCGAGATGATCGAGGGCCGCGGCATCAGCATGTGCCTCACTCACATCCCCGCCCAGGCGCTGGTGTCCGTGACGCCGACGATGGGCGGCGACCCCCTGGTCCTCGACGACCTGGTCCTCGACGCGAAGAAGGGCGTCGTGTACCGCAAGGGCGGATCGTTCGCCGGAACCTTGTGGACGGTCACCTACATGGCCGGCCGCGCGGAAACCCCGCCCACGATCACCCTGGCTGCACGCCTGCTGCTCGCCCACATGTGGCGCACGAAGAACGGGTCGGGCCGTGGCCCTGCCGACGACTTCAGCGTCTCGGACCCCGACCCCAGCCTGGGCTACGCGGTACCCACCCGGGTCCTGCAGCTGCTGGAGCCGTTCAAGCTGCCGCCGGGGGTGGCGTAGATGGCGACCTCTGCCGTACCCGATGCGATCGACGCACTGGTGGAGATCCTGGGCGGGGCTCCGGGAATGACCGGAGTCCTGGTCGTGGACGGCCCTCCCGCGGTGAACCTTTCCGACCGGGAGCGCATCTACGTGGGCCACGATCCCGGGGGCGAGAACGCCGTCGAGATCTCCCAGGGCTTCGCGTCAGCGGGCGCCCGAACCCGCGATGAAGATTTCACCATCGCCTGCTACGCCGAAGTGCGGTACGGCGACAAGAACATGGCGCGGCGCCGCAGCCGGGTGTTCGAGCTGCTGGCCGCAGTCGAGAACGCCCTTCGCGCCACGGACGCCGCACCCGAGGCGCCGACGCTGAACGGGACGGTCCAGTGGGCGCACCTGACCGCCGGGACTCTCGTGCAGTCGCAGACCGGCAACGGAGCCCTGGCCGGCCTGTCCTTCGCGGTGACGTGCCGCGCCCGCATCTGAACACCCCATCACTGAGTAGGGAGTACGCCCATGGCGCGAGTGCGCTACATCGGCGCCGAGCCGGTCACCGTGCCGGAGCTCGGCAGTAGGACGGTCCAGCCCGACGAGATGGTCGAGGTGCCCGACGCCCGCTGGGAGGGCTACGTCGGTCAGACCGCGACGTGGGAGGCGGTCGACGAACCGCAGGTCGACCAGCCCGCCCCGAAGAAGATGACCGCGGCCAAGGCCGCCAGCAGCTCGAAGGAGGGCTGACCCATGGCGATCGGATCCGGGCTCGGTGCCCAGCTCGGCATTGCAGCCGAGACCACGTATGGAACTTTCGTGACCCCGTCGAGGTTCGTCGAGTTCACGAAGGAATCACTGGTCCTCAAGAAGACGACGGCACAGAGCGCGGGTATCGCGGCGGGCCGCCTGCTCGCGCTGTCCTCGCGGCGTGTGCTGACCCGTCGCGAGGCCTCGGGCAGCATCGACATGGAGATCGTCAACAAGTCGATGGGCCTGCTGGTCCAGGCGCTCATGGGGACCACCGTCACCCCGGTACAGCAGGGCGCCGGCCCCGCATACCTGCAGACGCACACCCTCGCGGACACGGCAGGCAAGAGCCTGACGATCCAGAAGGGCGTCCCGCTGACCACGGGGACGGTCACGAAGAAGAACATCCTCGGCTGCAAGGTCACCTCGGGCGAGTTCGCCTGCGAGGTCGGCGGCATGCTGACCGGCAGTTTCGAGTTCGACGGGCGGGACGTTGAGGAGACGTCCGCGCTGGCGGCCGCGAGCTACCCGGCCATGAGCCCGTTCCACTTCGGGCAGATGAGCCTCAAGACCGGCGCGTTCGGGACAGAGACCGCGCGTAGCGGTATCCGCAAGGTCTCCTGCAAGATCGAGCGCCCGCAGGAGGTCGAGCGGTTCTACGCCGGCGCGGCCGGCCTCAAGGCGGAACCGGTCTCGAACGACCAGGTGAAGATCTCCGGGACGCTGGAGTCCGACTACGTCGACACCACCCTCGACGACCTCCACACCAGCGATGGCACGACCAGCCTCGTGTGGGAGTTCGTCGGCCCCCTGATCGCGGCCACGTTCTTCGAGACGTTCCGGATCACCCTGCCCGCGATCCGTCTGGACGAGGGCCCGCCGGTCGTCGACGGCTTCGGCGTCGTCAAGCCCAGCTTCAACTACGTGGGCCTGTACGACGGCACCAACCAGCCGAAGATCGAGATCATCTCCACCGACATCACGCTGTAGCCGGTGCCCTGATGCCTGTCGGCAACATCCAGATCAGCGGCACCGGGCAGCTCCTCGAGCTGTCCCGTCGGCTGCGCGCCGCGTCCGGGGCCCCGGTTCAAAGGAATCT